TAACGGGGCTTTCCGAGGTCAAAGCGAAGGGAGGATTTTAGGTGGCATGGTGCAGTCCAATTTATGACCGGACTCAAGCCGATGTAGATTATGCGATTACAAAAATAGCTGAATGGACGGCAGCACAACTCACCGGGCAACCGGTTGTCGTTACTGAACTTAAAGGATGTCTGAATGTAACTGACATTGTAAGAATTGAGGATAATATAAAATACCTTGCTGATATGCTAACCTCATTACATTATCCTCCGAGCACTTCATCTAAAACATGGTCGATAGATGGACTACCCACTCTCGCAGACGTTAATCGCATATTAGGGAATGTCAGAGCTATCATCGAAGCCTTTTATCAACAAGAGAATGTTCCGGAAGTGCCGGAAACAATGCTCAATTATACAGATGTCAACGATGTTGAGTTGAATCTACTTAAAATAAAGCAGCTACTTGATGCGATGATTGGCTCTTTTCGAAAGAGTGGAACCTTCACATGCGGTAGCTCAAGATTACTACCAGTATGGAGGGGGTGAAAATAGATGGCGTATGTAGCAAGAGAGATTAAAGACCGTGTTGCCATTGGAGATAACTGCTTCTATATGGAACAGTTGGAAGATGGTCGAATTAGGCTTACTCCTGCTCCCGATAGTGTTACGGAAGTAGGAACAGATATTAACAAGGCATTACTGCAACCCATTGAAGATAATGTAGTGTGGTTGATGAATCGTGTTTTCAACGACATAACCAGTAATCCTTTTAATATTCAATTTGAAAACCTCGATGGTCTAATCGTCACAGGTGTATGGAACGAAAATCTAAAGAGAATCGAGTGTTAGCGGATGATGAACTTTTCAAAAAGGAGGTAATTTCAGAAAATGGCTCAATTTCTATCGAATCTGCCGGTAGGTGCGAAAGTTAAATTTGGACGTTATCAAGTAGCATCCGAAACTCCTCAAGAAATTATTTGGAAAATAGCCGCTAAGAATCATTCCGGCTATCCTGCAAATGCCATCACTCTTATTACGGAGAAAATCATTGACCTCCGTGCGGTGGATGCTAAAGAACCGAGTAACAGTAACTTTAGTAGACAGAACTATGGTAATAACCGTTACTCGATGTCAAACCTTGACCAATGGTTGAACAAGGATAGTGCCGCAGGAGCGTGGTATGTTGCCGCTCACGGTGCAGATGCACCACCGAGTACAAGTGATAGTGTGTTTAACCGGAACACACAGTATTCGGCTAAAGCAGGATTTTTAAATCTTTTCACCGCTGCTGAAAAAGCTGCCATCCTTAATACCACAATCAGAGTGGTTAAAGCATCGATTGACGGCGGTGGGTCTGAGGATATTACAAGAAAAATATTCCTCCCCTCTACGACCGAAGTTGGATTGGCTAACGAAAGTGGTATTGCAGAAGGTTCAAAGTGGGCGTTATTTACTGATAATGCAAGTCGAATCTCATATTTGACACAACAGGCTTTTAGTAATACTCCATCGACAAATAAACCTTCCGCAGTAGAAAATGCGTGGTTTTGGTGGTTGCGTACCTCTTATACTGGGACCTACTACTATGTGCACACTGTCGACCCTGATGGCTCTCTGAACCTCGACTACGCCCCTGCCGCCCTTGGTCGCGAAGGGGTTCGTCCCGCTTTGAATCTTTCATCTTCTATCTCTGTATCTGATACTACGGATGCAGACGGTTGTTACACCATCATATGGAATACTCCCCCTAACCCTCCTACGGTTCTCAATGTACCGACAGATATTTATGGGGGTAAAACGGCAGTTATTTCATGGAACGCCGGTTCAGACGTTGACGGAAACCTTGCGGGATATGAACTTGAAAGGTCAATCAACGGTGGAGCTTACAGTCAAATTTACAAGGGTGCTGCTTTAACTTACATCGATACGATTACTTACGGTTGGAACACAGTTCGATACCGTGTTAGAAGTTACGACACAAGCGATGCATACAGTAGTTATCTCACCGGGGCATTAAAGACCGTCATCAATAATAGGATTCCGGTCATATCGGGGTCTGACGGTAACTTAGGAGTAAAGACCGCCGATTTCGTTCAGACTTACACGGTCACTGACCCGGACGAGGGTGCATCTGTAACGGTAGTCGAAAAGATTGACGGAGTGGTTCATAGAACATATCCCGTAGTGCTAGGTGCTACTAATACTTTCGACATAACCGGTGTAACATGGCTTAGATTGTTGAACGGTTCGCACACGTTGACCATCACGGCAACGGATAATCTTGGTGGTGTTGCCACGAGAACCTACACGTTCACAAAGAACATGACATCGTTCTCAATCGAACCGAGTATACCGTTCGAAGCATCCGTTATGCCGACTCGTATTGCTCTGAGTGTGTCAAGAAGTATTCCCAGCGGGTCAACCTTTGAAGTCTTAGTCTGTAACAACGCAAACGATGCTTCTCCGACATGGGAGGATGCCACGAGTGCGGTTGTAGGTAATCTGGTTCATGTGTTTACCAATACCACTAAGACGGCGGCTACATGGGCGGTCGGTATTAAGGTGAACGTTGAACGTGGTACAGGTTCCGGTGCATGTTACGTTTCGGGGATTGGAGGTAATTTCGAATGAGTGTTCAATTCAGATCAACACCTTTAAGCGAGAAAGAATTGCAGGAACAGTTATTGGCTTCTCAAATGGCGTTAGCAGAGTTAAGTATCGCTCAAGTAGAACTACAACTTCAAAATGAAATAGCTATTGCGGAATTATCAAAATTAATTGCGAATGGAGGAACAACAAATGTTTAATAAAAACAGTGGCTTGGTAAAGACTTGGGTGTCCTTAATCCAAAAGGGGGTCTATACAAAAGATGATGTTCCGGCAATCGAAAATCTCAGAGAAGTAGTCATCTCGGTTCTGGAAGGGGGTGTTGCATAATGACTTTCACGAAAAATAGCGGTCTGGTTAAGACTTGGGTCAGCCTTATACTTTGTGGAGTGTTTACGTTAGAGCAAGTCCCTAACTTATTCAACCTCAGAGCAGTAGTAACTGAAATAGTTAATTCTCTTACGTAAGGGTGAGGGTGCATGTTAAACGAAACCATAATTGTAGCCGTGATAGGGGTCATCGGAACCATTTGCGGTATCTACTTCGGATACTCCGGCTACAAGCGAACAGAACGTAAAGACAATCAGCAGGAAGGCAAGGAAAGTGGCACTTTGTTTTCCGACATAGGGTACATTAAGTCCGGGATTGATGACTTGAAAAGGAAACAAGAAAAATCGGACGAACGGCACATAGAAATCATTACTCGACTTACATCGGTAGAAGCATCTACGAAACAGGCTCACAAACGAATCGATGAGCTTATTGAAAAGGAGTTGTAATATGGCACGGACTCAAAAACCCAAAAGAGAATTCTCAAAAATAATATTGATTGTTGTGTCCATATTCACTTTTGGAATAACGGTTTTCTCTTGCGTTATGATATGGCGTACTGGGGATTTAAGCCCGTTATCCTATCTTATTCCCTCTATTTTCGCAGAAGCAGCCACCGGTACAGCATTTTATTATCGCAAGGCAGAAGCCGAAAACGTCCGAAAAATTGAAAAGGCACAAAATGTTCCACAAGGAGGAATGAATAATGAGCAATAGCTCTCTTGTGAATTATACTAAAATCTCACCAAACAGCAGCAATCCGAGAAAAGACACAATTAAGAAAATCACTATTCATCATATGGCGGGGAACTTGTCTGTAGAAACATGCGGTAATGTGTTTGCATCCTCTTCTCGTCAAGCAAGTTCAAACTACGGGATTGGTTCTGATGGTCGAGTCGGGATGTATGTTGAAGAAAAGAACCGTGCATGGACAAGCTCAAGTGCGGCTAACGATAATCAAGCCGTTACTATTGAAGTAGCCAATGACCAGATTGGCGGTGATTGGCATGTCAGCGATACAGCGTTGAATAAACTCATTGAGTTATGTGTTGACATCTGTAAGAGAAACGGCATTGAGAAGTTAATTTATACCGGCGATGCCACTGGTAATCTGACAAGGCACAATATGTTTGCAAATACAAATTGCCCCGGACCTTATCTACAAAGCAAATTCCCATACATCGCAGAAGAAGTAAATAAAAGACTCGGTGCAACCTCTCCTAACCAGACATCTAATACCGATTCAAAAGTGTTATACAGAGTTCAAACCGGAGCGTTCAGTAACAAAGCTAATGCCGTAGCCTTGGAGAGTAAATTAAAGGCACAAGGCTTCGATACTTACATCGTACAAGTAGGTAATCTCTATAAGGTTCAAGTAGGAGCTTTCGGAGTGAAAGCTAATGCTGATGCTATGCTTGCTAAACTGAAAGGAGCCGGATATGATGCTTTCGTTACAACCAATTCCGAAATGGCTGTTCCTCCGACATCAAGTGAACCCTCCTTAAAGGTTGGCTCAAAAGTGAAAGTTATCGGAGATAGATATGCTACCGGACAAGCTGTTCCTTCATGGGTAAAGAATAACACTTATACGGTTCAGCAAATTACTTCCGACAGAGTTTTGCTAAAAGAAATCGTAAGTTGGGTCTATAAGAAAGACCTTAAATTAGTTGGATAGGAGGATAAATCATGTTAGAATTTTTGACGGCGAATTGGGATAGTGTTCTACTTGTGGTGGCATTCGTTGTTCTTATAATCTTTCTTCTCAAGAAGGGTTATAAAACACAAGTTAATGAGATTTTGTTCTATTTGGTATCGAAAGCTGAACAAGAACTCGGCGGTGGAACAGGACAGTTAAAATATGCTGCCGTCACAACGTGGTTTTATGAACGGCTCCCGGCTATTGCAAAATTTATTTTTACACCTAAGCAAATTGACATTATGATTGAAGCCGCCGTAACCAGAATGAAAGAATATTTGAAAACTAACGAATCGGCTGAAAAACTGATTATGTCGAAATAAGGACAAAGTAAAAAGCACCGTCAGACCTTAAATCTGAGGGTGCTTTGTCGTTTGTCCGAATACCAATCCAAAGAAGAAAGGGTTCGGATTATACTCTAATGGTGGAGGCGACGGGAGTCGAACCCGTGTCCGAAAATCTATCCATACAGCTTTCTACGAGTGTATTTTGTCATTTGCATTCCCTTGCAAAACCGCCGACAAACAGGCTGAATTGCTTGGTATTCTCTAATACAACAAAAACGCCGAGAAACTCGTCAGTGTCGTTCACCACTAATCGACGCCCAATCTAAGCCCGTGGTACTGCCTAGTTGAACGGCTGCTTAATTAAGCAGCAAAAGCTAAATTTTCGTTAGCGTTTATTTTTAAAAATGTTATGTTTTATAGAGGTCATACTCCTCAACTCGCTTACCATACTTCAAAATCCCCGTCGAAACCATTACGCCCCCATATATAAAATAATTTATATGCGGTTTTTGTCCTTAATTGCTCTGTCAATATCGCGTTTTGCGTCACGCTGAGCCATATCTTCG